TTACCAGTTGTAGAAAGAATAAGTAAACCACCAGTAGTAACCATCAAATCATTTCCAGCTGCAACAGATCCATTAGTTTCAACTAATCCAACACCTGCAACAATAATGTCACCATCATCACCAGAAGTAATTCTATTAACTGAAACACCAACTGGCCTATCGGCAGTGCTAGTAACCCAAGGAACAACAGGAATAACTATAGTAGGCTGAGTGCCATAGCCAACACTTCTGTCAATACTTCCAACAGTAGCGTATGATCTATCCGCATCAGGAGAAATAGAAACAACAGTTCCTCTAGGAATAGCATTTGCACTAACATTCTTAACCGTAAAAACAATTCCGCCTTGTTTACCGCCACCAAAATAACTCATGCGTAGACAACTCCAGAAAGATCCAAAACGCCATGGTGTCTATTGTTGTTTGAAGTCAAATTACCAGCAAACAACATATGAGAAACATAAACATCTTGATTGATAGGCTGTCTAATTGGAGTAGCTTTGAAGTTACGCTTAGGATGCACAAACAAGTCCAAGTGCTTAGTAGAGATAAAGAACATTGCATCAGTAGTTAATGTCGCATCCCAAATAACTTCAACGCCTCTAATGTGAATCTTTTCCATACCTAACGCTAAATCAGTCATTCTACCTAACTGATATCGGCCCTTGGAAAGTTGCTCTTTTTCCAAATCTTCAAATCTAGTCTGAGTAGTCAAAATAAGATCAGGTCTGTGAATTTGTCTAGAGCAATCGTTAATCATTTTAAGTGCAGCCTTGTGAATAGGCTCAGTATCATAAGCAACAGAAGCAGCAGTTACGGCAGTTCTTCTATTTCTCCACCAAGTATTTGCAGACTTGCTAATACCGCCTAAAGTGCCTTGCGACGCTTCGGCAGTATTCTCAATAATCTGCTGAATACCAATCATATCTCTAATGATATCTTTGCTAGCAGTAGGAAGAAGAAGCTGATCATTAAACCATTCCTGAAAAGACAATTCAAGAGTCATAGCCTTTTCAGCCATCATATCAATAACAGCATGTTTACCACTATTCTGCAATTCTTCTAAACCTACTAACATCATTGCTCCAGCAGCTTGACGCCAACCATATCTAGCCGCAGTCAATTCTTCAGTAGGCTGAACAGGCAAAGTATCAGCACCACGATAAGCGCCAACAGTGTTATTCTTTCCATAACGCAAAGGAGCCTGAATAGCCATTCCACCATTCTGAAATCTAATACCTTTTCTACGCTTGAATTCCTTGGAAAAAGCATTCGCCTCAAAAATAGTGTCTGCAATTACAGTTCCAACTGCATCTAATGTTGCAACCCCGATAGTATCGAGGTCCCTTGTGAACGAACTTACTGGCATTAGTTAAACGCCTGGGGATTTCTTCTCAAAAGGTCAAAGACTCCAGCAACACTATTTATTTTATTCTTCGATAACGCTGCTCTAGACTTTTCTCTAACGTATTCATCGTCTTCTGGATCTTCTTTAGTCTTCGGCTTTAATGCAGCAGCATACTTATATGCATCTTCAATATCTATATTAGGATACTTCTTAAGAATTTCAGCAATGTCCGATCTATAGTCGTCAAAATCTTGATACCTAGTTTTTACGTCAGATATCTTTTGCAATGCTCTAAGTCTACTAACTTCTCTTTCAGCAGCTTCTAATCTAGTAGCAACTTCGGGATCTAGCTTGTTACTAGTTTGATTCCCGCCCTTGTTCTTATCGTCACTAGTGGTATCATCACTAGTAGTTTTTCTATTCCCTCCATTTCTTCTAGCTTCAAAAATATTCTTAATAGCTGCTGCAACTTCTTCATCGCTATCGAGCATATCAAAAAATTCAGCTTTTTGCTTAAGTAAATTTACGTCAACAGAACCATTATTGTTAGAATCTGAATTGTTATTGTCTCCTGTATCTCCAGTATTATCTGCGCCACTAGTATCTTTGTCGAGATCGTCCATTAAATCACTCTGGTGTTTGAGTCGGTAGAAATGGTTTCAATTGGTTTATTGTTTGCCTTTTCAATGTTCTCGTATATCTTCTTCTTTAATACATCTTTAGGAATATCTCTAATACTCTTCTTTTTTGGTTTAGTATATTTGACACTATCTAGTGTATATCCCTTAGAAGCTAAGAACTCATCTCTTTGTTTTCCACTACGTATTTCTATAGGAGTAGGCGAAAGAGTATTGTCCACGTAAGGCTCGAAGATTGCAACCATAAACCCGGAAAAATCTCGATACATTTCATTACCACAAGTGCATAAACTAGATTGAGGTGGATCAGACATACTACCTTCTAAATCTTTATAAATATTGCATTTGTCACATATAAATCTATATGTAGGCATCAGAATGTTTCTCTTAAATCTTGTGTATCTTGTCTAGCATTAGAAGCACTAGATCCATTAGACTTTAAATATATATCGTCGAACGAGTTTCCAGTATCTGGACGTCTAGTAGATTGAGCTTGTAGTTCTTTAAGCATTTCTTCATGCTGCGAAGCGTGCATTGCAATCTTTTCTAAAGTTGCTGGAGGCAAAGCACTAAAGACTTCACTAGACATGAATTGCACTATTGTTTTAAGTTCTGCTTGATGATCGTCTGATATATCTACTGGAGCATCCATTCCGACTATCATGAGAATAATTTCAGTCATCTGCTTAACGGCAGAAGTATCATTTCTTCCAGCTATTTCTTCAACATTCTTAATTCCAAGAGTAGAGAGCATTTGTCTATAAAGATACACAATATTTACTCCACCGCCCATCATAAGATTTATGTTAGATCCAGCTTGTATAGCCATTTGCAACTTCTGAATCTTTTCAGTAGTATCGTTAAAGTTAAACGATTTATCGTCGACCACAATAAACATATCGTGATCTGCAATATTTGGATCAAAAGCTTGCCACTTAACTGATCCAGTTTTACCAGTTAATCTAAAGACAAATTGCTTTTTCATAAATGATTTGATCATGTTTACAAGAATATACATATCGTCTTGGATAAGCTTAGATACGTAACTAACTAAGTTTCCTTCTCGCGCTTGTGAAGAACGTTCAATAATACTGGCCTCTGTTGCAGTTCTAATACCTGCTGATCCCCTTCTATTTTGCCCTTGTCCACTAACTTGTTGAATAAGATTTTGAATTACACCAACTACGTTCCACTCATCATTATTGACCTTACCTGGTTCTACTAATGCAGCTAGTGGTGAATTGATATCATTGACTGGAATATATTCTCTAAATGTTTTTTTATCGGTTAATTGCTTTTTACCAGATTCTGGATTAATAAAGTTACTATCGTTCAATGCAAATATTTCTTTTTGTGCTGAAATTTTAGAGAACACTTTTTCTATAATATCATTTAATTTATTGTCTAACGTATCCCAAGAACTAAGCAATGATCTAGGACAACTTTCCGGCACTGGTTCTAACTCTATTTTAGTTATTGGGTATACATCATTGTGTGGACCAACATATTCTGACCAATCTAATAATGGAGTTAACTGAATACCATTTTCTGTTATGGTAACTACCTTTTTGTATATTTTTAAATCTACTAATTGATATATCCAAATTTCATAAAAAATTATATGATCTCCAGCTAACTCTCTAGAATTTGAAAATCTTAATTGCGACATAAGATTTCTCGCAGCACTATTTTTATCTGATTCAGAAGAAAGATTTTTTAATTCCTTAGCTCCAAACTTAAATCTAGGATCATTCTTAACTTCGTCTAATAGAGCCATATATTTTATAGCTATAAATCTACAGTTCTCAATATCTCTATTCAAACAATCTGTTATAACATCTTGAGGAAAAATTACTTCTTTAACTATATTGTCTACTCCAGTTCTTCTACTAGGACCTTTATGTTTCATATAAGATAATGGAATTCCATCTTTAGTGCCATCGTCATTCTTAGCTTCTTTTACGAATACCCATTTACTCCACATTTCTGGCATAAATACAGCAGCCAATACTTGCTTCTTAAGAGTGTTTGTATAATCGGTATAGGCTATGTATGAATTTAAAAGATTTTCCCATACTTCCGATGATTCTTCTTGCATAGGATCATGGGATCTAACAGATACCATAGCATTATCAAACATAATTGATGGGGCTAGGCTTCTTACAAATGCGTTTTTAAGATTTACTAGTTCACTTTTGTCTGCTATAATAGTAAATAGTCTAGAGCACTCAATAAAAAACTTTTCACTCAGTTTATCTTGCGCTGCATTAACATATTCTAATAATTTATTTACATCTCCTTTTTCTTTGTCTAGTGCAGTGATGGATTTTTTGACTATCCGCATCGAATGATTCCGTCGTCGTCTCCCATTGAAAAGATGTCTCCAAAATAATCTAGGGATATTTGCTCTGGTCCATTATAGTTTTCTAGAGGCTTTTCGTTTTCTGTAGCTAAGTAATCTTTGATATGAATAGCGTCAATAAATGCAAGAGTATCTAATATATCGTCATGCTCGCCCTTGGGCATTTGAATCATTTCATTTATCATTTCTTCTGCATCTTTAATACCTTTAACATAGTAAAAATCTCCGCGCTCTACTCTAGGCTGTAGACCTAAATGCAATTTAATTTTAGAGCTATTACCTCTAGATATTTCTGTCCATGGAACAAATATTTTGTGTTTTCTAGTAGCGTGCTTGTATCCTCTTAAAAGAGTCTTTTGGAATCCCGTAGTTTCTACTCCAAGCTTCTTTAGTTTATAACGTTTTGTTGCTAGCATACACATTAGAATTATTTCATTTTGTGTGAACTTTCCTCTTTTAATATCTACTACATACATCTTACCCATAAAATCGAATCCTGCAATAGTTAATACTGTATAATCACCAAAAGTAGTTTCTTCGTCTGCTTGATCTAGGGCCGCATAATAAGTTAGGTTTACTGGCAAATCTTCCTTATCTATTTCTTTAATGTCTTCTTCTTTGAACTGCGCATTCTCTAAAGATACTGGTTCATTGTCGTAGTGGCAAGAATATAAATAAGAACCTATTTCTGCTTTGATATCGGACAATATCTCTAGAGTGTATTTTTCTTTCCAAACTGGTTCTCCATTTTTTACTGCTCCACTATGATAGATGTCCCAAACAGGGAAATACACTTTTCCATTTGACTCTGCTTCTTCTTTTCTAGCTTTCTCTTGTTTAATGATTTCTCCATATCTATCCCCATAGTGCCATCTTGTTCCAACTAATCTAATTCTTGAAGTAGAACCATCGTTACGCAAAGGCAATAAGTTCTTAAACCATTTGCTTACTTTTGCTCTAACGTCTCTACTTTCTGAGTTATCATCATTGATGCCGTCATCAATATTGATATCGTCAAAGTGCTTAGAAACTTTAGAGCCCCCTACAGAAGTAACATTTATAGTTCCTTCTTTTCTTCTACACCATCTAGACCCTGGTATATCTAACCTTTCTGCACACCATATACCAGCTCCCCTTCCTGCAATCCATCTATCATCTGGGGCTAATTCTGGAAACATCCATCTAAACATTTCGTTAGTTTCAAAAACTGATTTTATATCTTTTAACATATCAATAGAAACATCGTAAGAAGCACCACCTATTAAATATCTAAGATCAACTCCTCTTACAGTTTTATCATTTCCGAGTTTATTCTTCGGCTGAATTATTTGCCATATAGTTCCACCTACAGTTATGACAGATGTTTTTAAATGGCCTCTAGGATGTAACTCTAAAACAAAAGGTTTGTTATAAGTATTTTGATATCTCTTACACATTCTCTTATGATATGGGCTATCTACATCTTGATAATCTAAAATATATTTACATAGAAACGCAAGAGAGTTAATTGCTCTCTTGCGCATTCCTAATCTATACTCCTCTAACTGAACTGCATTAAGATCGGCTATTTCAATCATGCAGCTTTTATAGCCTCATTAATGTTTCCAGAAGAATCAATGATATTGAGAGTAATGCAAACACCAAAAGTATTCTCAGAACCACTAACCAACCTAATAGTGATAATATCTTCGTAAGCTGAGATAACATATCCGATTTCCTTTTTGCCATTAAGAGTCAAGTAAATCTTGTCTCCGATCTTTAGAACGTCGTGCATCGTGCTCCTCGCTAGGTAGTTCATCGAGCGGTTCCGATATGGATCTATCGGAAAGAGCCGCGCCGATCTTCTGTAGTATATCGGACTGTCCAGATAACTCAACAACCTTAGAAGTTTTTTGCGTAGCCTCGCCACGAACTAGACGACGTTGACTATGACTAGCGGTTAACAACTTAGTTAATGCAGAAAGTTGTTGCACAGACAAACAATTGATAGCCATTAAATCGTTGTCTCCAGAAGCTATTGCAGCATTATGTTTTTCAATTAGTGAATCAGCTATATCTTCTATACTATGCAACATTCTATCGGTCCTAGCATTTATATCGAGGCCCTTGCTATCCGCAAGCTTACATATTTTTCTATATCGTTCTTGATCTATTGCAATCTTTTCTTCCTTCCATCCATAAATGCTTGACATATATTTTAACTTATCTATTGGTATATTATATTCTTTGCTTATGGTCTCCAGAGACTTGCTCTCTCTAAGATAAGCTATTCTAATATCTCTAACTAAACTCTGGTCTGAAGTATTTAATCTACCCTCACTATGTATTAAACTAAGTAAGGTTCTCGGTTTAGTAAGTGCTTTAATCTTTGTTTCTTTTTTCATATATGATTATTATATATATAGATATTCTAGGTATGCTTGTCAAGGAAAATCCTAGGAATCAGAGACCATAAGGGGATATGGGGTATAATAATACCCTGTAGTATACCAATAGTAAATATCATAAACTTAATATATATATATATATATATATATATAATATAGGCCAGCCTTCCTATTACTTAGGTTCATTACTTGAGCACATGGGTCCTTAGCAGCTAAGCTATCACCCGATTCTAGGAGCCCCGTCCCTCGCGTCTGTCCGAGTGCCCCCTCCTACCTACTTAGCATCCCTTACTATGTATGTCTATATCTATGTATCTAGTATTAGTTTCTCTATGTTATATCTGGATCGTGCGACATTTATTTATTTTAGGTTTAGTGTTTTTTATTTTAGTGTTTTTTATTTTTTCATACTTGGTCGTATGTATATGTATTTGGTGGCGGCTTGGGTGAAGAAGAATCTATATATCTATATATCTCGATATCTATATATCTATATGTATTGATATCTATATATTTATATATTTATATATTTATATATCTATATGTATTGATGTGTCGATTTTGAGAATGCGTCTCAATAGCATGAGTTACTTAAATTGAGACTCAATCTCATTAAGCTTGTAGTTACTGAGTCTCAATAGCAATGGCACTATTGAGATTGAATCTTTGTTTCACTTAGTAGCAAGGACCCTAACAACCATTAGGCAGACCTAACGCCTAGCGAACGGACTAGGGCACACTAGCTAGGGCATTCATTAGGGACTACGGACTAGCTAAGGTGACCTAGGGGGCGC